TCGTTAAGAATCCTAAGCAGGCCATCGCTATTGCAATTAGCGAAGCATCTAAGTCTGCTCGTTATAAAAAATGAAAGTCCGTGAGGCTGCTGGCATCCTAGAGCGCATGGGCGTTGCTGGATATAACAAGCCTAAACGCACACCTAACCATCCTACTAAAAGCCATGTAGTTGTAGCTAAGGAAGGCGATAAAGTAAAAACGATTCGATTCGGTCAGCAGGGAGTAAGCGGTAGCCCAGCTAAAGAAGGCGAATCAATGGCTAATAAAGCCAGGCGCAAGAGCTTCAAAGCAAGACACGCTAAGAACATAGCCAAAGGCAAGATGAGCGCAGCTTTTTGGGCAAATAAAGAAAAATGGTAGTTAAGGGATAAATATGGCAAGCCTATTAGATATGGCGCAAGCCAGATTGCAAGGTTTGTTAGATTTACCAGCAAGAGCAGGTCGGGCGCTGGTTGATCCTACGGTATTTAGCGGTCTGTTAGGCGCACCAACACTACCGAAAGAGCGTGGCATTGCTCAAGCCGCTTACGGTCTGCCGCCAGAGCCAAATATGTCTGTCCTAAACCCAGAACAGGCAGCTTATATGCAAGGCTATGCACAAGGTGAGCCATTATCGTATTTAGGCTTGTTAGCCCCATTTACAGCCCCAGCAACGGTAGCAGGTGCAAAAGCAGTAGCGCCACAAGCAGGTATGGCATTAGAGAACTACATGGCTAGGCAAGGGCTTATACAGCCATTAACCGCTTATCATGGCACACCGCATACGATTCAAGGCCAATTTGATATAAACAAAGTAGGGACTGGCGAAGGCGCACAGGCTTATGGATATGGGATGTATTTTGCTGAAAACCCTGCTGTAGCTAAAGAATATTCAAAAATGTCTCCTGCTGGTGGGGCGCAGCCATCCCCACGCAGAGCTATTGGCGGCACGGAAGTTGAGCCAATGACCCCTGAATATAAAGCCGCACAATTAGTTGATGAAATGGGACTGGCAAAAGCTAAAAAGTTTGTTGCAGATTGGTCAAAAAATCCAACGCCCGAACAAGTAGATTTTGTTCAAGGTATACAAAATACATTATCAGGCATTACAAAAAAATCAGATGTTAAAAATTTAGGTACAGGCAATCTATACAAAGTAGATATACCTGATGCAGACATACCTTTTATGTTGGATTGGAATAAATCTTTAACAAAACAAACACCGGAAGTACAAACAATACTTAAAGATAAGTTTCCGTCAGCGTTTGATGACCCTAGACAATCTACGGGGCAAGGACTATATAAAGAATTAGTTAAGGGCATGGCTAAAGTTGGCGCAAAAGACCCTGAAAAATTTATGTCAGAAATCCTAAATCAGTATGGAATTAAAGGAATACGCTATTTAGATGAAGGTAGCCGCAAAGCTGGCGGCACAAGCAATTTTGTAGTATTTGAGCCATCTACCGTAAATATACTAGAAAAGAACTCTGAAAAAGTAGAGGGACTATTAGACTAAACTGTTGTAGAATAGCAACATCATCAACCATCAACCCACAGGGCATGGAATGTCTACAGAAAACAAAGATTTAGGAATCGCCTCGAATAATCGTGGTGGTCAGCCAGGCAATCAGAACGGCAAGAAGGGAAAGCTGTTCTACAACCAGCTACGAGTAGCCTTGGTTCAAGAGGATAGCCGTAAATTACGCACTATTGCACAAAAGCTAGTAGATGCTGCTGAGCAGGGTGAGCCTTGGGCTATTAAGGAAGTAATCGACAGGGTAGACGGTAAGGCCGTACAAGCTACAGAGATTAGCGGTGTAGATGGCGAGGCTATCGAACTAAAGCAGATTGAGTTCATTATCAAGCGCCCAGAGTGATCGAAGCAGAAGAAAAGCTAAGTCTTGAAATACCAGAGAAGCTAGAGTGCTTGCTGGAAGATTACCGTTTTAAAGTCGTATACGGTGGGCGTGGCTCGTCTAAGTCTTGGACAGTAGCTAGGGTATTGCTTGCTATAGGTCGTAGAAAGAAACTCAGAGTCTTATGCGCCCGTGAGTTCCAAAACTCCATTAGTGATTCGGTACACGCTCTGCTTGCAGATCAGATCAAGTCGCTAGGATTAGAGGACTTCTACACAGTACAGAATACAAGTATCTTTGGTAGGAATGGCACAGAGTTCTTATTTGCAGGCTTAAAGCACAACATTACCAAGATCAAGTCGTTTGAGGGTGTAGACATCTGCTGGGTAGAAGAAGCGCAGACTACCAGTAAGTCTAGTTGGGATACGCTGATTCCTACGATTCGTAAAGAAAACTCAGAGATATGGATTACCTTCAATCCTGAGTTAGATACAGACGAAACCTATAAACGGTTCGTAGTCATGCCGCCTAAGTCGGCAAAGGTAGTAAAAGTAAACTGGTCGGATAACCCTTGGTTTCCTAAAGTTCTTCAAGAAGAAAAAGATGACTTGAAAGAACGAGATATGGACTCATATCTTAATGTATGGGAAGGCAATACAAGGCAAGTCCTAGATGGCGCTGTGTACGCTAACGAGCTACGCAAGGCGCAAGAAGAAGATCGGATCAGAGATATACAAGTTGATAAGTCTATCCCTGTATCTACATTCTGGGACTTAGGCTGGGCAGATAATACGAGCATTTGGTTCGTACAGACTGTGCCTGGCGGTGAAGTACGAGTAATTGACTTCTACCAAGACAATCAGAAAACCATAGATCATTATGTAAATATCCTTCAAAACAAGGGATATACATATAGGGATCATTGGCTGCCACATGACGCAGAGCATAAGAATATGACTGGTCGCAGCACAAAAGAGATTATTGAGAACATGGGGTTGCCGGTACGGATTACCCCTAAACTCTCTATTGCAGACGGAATAAACGCAGCTAGAATGTTGATGAATCGGTGTTACTTTGATACCAACCGTTGCGCTGAGGGCTTACAGGCTTTACGGCATTACAGATACGCAGTAGATCCTGATACAAAGATGTTTAGTGATAAACCCCTACACGACCAGCACAGCCATGCCGCAGACGCATGGAGATATGTTGCCGTAGGACTGGATGAGAAGCCCGATATGTGGGATAAGCCATTAAAGATTAACGCAAAGTGGATAGTTTAAATATGGATGACAACAAGCTAAAAGGTATTCTTGACGCAGAGATTGATAACTCAATCGGCTTTGTAGATACCGAAACAACCGAGGCTCGTAGAAAGGCATTGACCTACTACAATCGTGAGCCATACGGTAACGAAGTAGAAGGCCGTTCATCCATTGTTACTGGAGAAGTTGCTGAGGTAGTAGATGGCGCATTGCCACAACTGTTGCGTATCTTTACCCAGTCAGACGAGTTATGCCGCTTTGAGCCTAAAGGCCCAGGCGATGAGGAAGGCGCTAAACAAGCTACGGAATACTGCAACCTAGTCTTTTTCCAAGACAATGATGGCGTAATCCTGATGCACAACTGGTTTAAAGATGCTCTCTTGCAAAAGAACGGCATCGTCAAATATTGGTGGGAAGATAGCGCAGACCCAACCAAAGAGAAGTACAAAGACCTGTCGGCAGAGGAGTTCCAGCTATTGTTCTCTGATGGCACGATGGAGTTGGTAAGTCAGGACATGAAGGAAGTATCGCCTGAGATTCTTGATCCAATGACCGGTATGATTATCCCTGCTACATTCTCATACGATGTAGTGGTAATGAAGAAGAAAGAGTCTGGTCGGGTAAAGATTCAGAATGTACCGCCAGAGGAGTTTTTAATCTCTAAGCGTGATAAGACGATTAAAGACGCTCGATTTGTAGCCCATCGCCTTAACATGACTCGCTCGGACTTAATTGCTGCTGGTTACTCTAAAGACATTGTAGATAACTTGCCTGCGTACTCAGACCTAACCTACACACCTGAGCGCATTGCTCGTTTTGATCGTGGCGAGATGCCGGATGAAACGCAATCCTTAGACTTCTCGATGCAAGACATTGAGGTATTTGAGTGCTATATCCGCACCGATTACGATGAGGATGGCATTGCCGAACTGCGTAAAGTTACCTACGCTGGCTCAGAGATTCTTGATAACGAAGAAGTAGATCACATTCCATTCGCTAGTATTTGCCCAATCCCAATGCCCCATAAGTTCTTTGGGCAGAGTTTGGCAGACCGTAGCATGGACATTCAGTTGATTAAGTCTACGATTACTCGTCAGATTCTCGACAATATGTATCTGACCAATATGCCTCGTATGACAGCTATTGATGGTCAAGTAAACATGGATGACCTGCTAACCGTTGCTCCTAATGGAGTAGTACGCATGAAGTCGCAGGGCGCAGTACAAGCCTTGACCGTACCAGCAACCGCAGCACAGTCGTTCCCAATGCTAGAGTATTTAGACTCGGTAATGCAGAAGCGCTCAGGCGTTGCACAGGCTGGTCAGGTATTAGACCCAAGCATTTTGCAGAACACAACGGCTACGGCTATTGCGGCAATGCAACAGACTGGCGCAGGTCGTATTGAAATGATTGCCCGTATCTTTGCTGATACAGGTGTAAAGGACTTGTTTACAGGCATTTTCCACTTACTTTGCAAGTACCAAGACAAAGAGCGTGTTATCCGTCTGCGTGGCAAGTACATCTCTATTGATCCAAGAGAGTGGTCTAACAACTACGACATGGAAGTTAATGTGGGCTTAGGTACGGGTAACAAAGATCAGCAGATGGCTATGGCAGCTATGGTATTGCAGAAGCAAGAGCAAATCTTGCAGACCCAAGGCCCAGCTAACCCATTGGTATCTGTAGCTCAGTATCGGGAAACATTAGGTCGTTTTATTGAAGCGGCAGGGTTTAACGATTCTACCGAGTTCTTTAAAGAGATTAGCCCAGAGCAAGATCAGATGCTCTCTAATCCACCGCCACAGCAGCCACAGCAAGACCCAGCAGTCATGGCTTATATGCAACAGGTTCAGGCACAGATTCAAGGCGATCAAGCCAAGATTCAAGCCAAGATCCAAGCAGATCAACTCAAGGCACAAGCAGATATTCAGTTGGCTAGAGAGAAAGCCATTGCTGAGATTCAGTTAGAGCGTGAGAAGGCTGCGGCACAGTTAGAGCTAAAGACTGCACAGTTTCAAGCAGAAACACAGTTAAAGACGGCTGAGATGGTAGCTAAAGGGATGCAATGAACAAAGCAGAACGAGCTAAAAACTATTTGATGGATGAGTTCTTCATGGGTCTAGTAAACGACCAAAAGGACTTGTACAAGTCGTACATATTTGGATCAGCAGAAGAAGATGTAGAAGGCAGAGAACGAGCCTTAATCAAGCTGAGAGCAATCGAAGAATTTGAAGCGTCATTACAATCACTCGTACAACAAAGCGAAATTGATAAGAGGCGTATACGGTTTTTTTAACTACCTAAAAGGTAAACAACATGAGCGACAACACCAACCCATCAGGGAGTGTAGATACATCTGTAAGCGGTGCGGCTAACGCATTTATGTCTATTCTTGAACCACGAAAAGAGGAAGCGCAAGCTGACCCAGAAGTTCGTGCAAGCGATGATTCTGAGGAACATTCAGAAGAAGGCGAGTTCGAGCAATCGGATTTAAATGCGGAAGAAACTGAGTCTTATGAAGAAGAAGTAGAGGAATCTCCCAAATACCGAGTGAAAGCTAACGGTGAAGAACTGGAGGTAAGCCTTGATGAGCTTCTGAACGGATACAGTCGAACTGCCGATTATCAGAAAAAGACTCAATCTTTAGCGGAACAGCGCAAGGCCGTAGAGGCAGAGCGCAGTAAGATTGAAGAAACAGCCAGAGTGCGTGATACCTATGCACAACGACTCCAAGTTATTGAGCAGTTGCTACAACAGCAATCGGGAACTGAGAACCTAGCGGAACTCAGAGAAAATGACCCCATTGCTTATGCACTAGCCATAGCAGATCGTAGTGAGAAGGAAAAGCAACTGAGCGCTATCCAAGCTGAAAGACAGCGAGTACAGCAAGAACAGGCACAACAACATAGCCAAGTATTGCAATCGCACATTCAGCAAGAGCAACAAAAGCTAGTTGAGATGATTCCTGAGTTTAAGGATGATGCTAAAGCCGAAGTAATCCGCAGGGATATTCGTGCTTATGCCAAGTCCATTGGATTCTCGGATCAAGAACTAAGCCAAGTTTACGATAGCCGTGCTGTGTCAGCGCTCTACAAGTCGATGATGTATGACAAGCTAGTGGCTGGGAAGCCAGGCGCACATAAGAAAGTGCAGTCAGCACCTAAGACATTAAAGCCAGGAACATCTAACCCTAAGAGTTCCGAGCAAGAAGCAAAAAAGAAAGACTTTGAGCGTTTACGCCAATCCGGCAAGAAACAAGACGCTGCAAGGTTATTTGAACGATTTTTATAATTTAAGGAATTAAAATCATGGCTATTTATGATCGCTACGACGCTATTGGCGCTCGTGAAGATTTATCCGATGTTATCTATAACATCTCCCCTACCGATACCCCAATCATGTCATCTATTGGCAAGAGCAAGGCTACCGGTGTTTACCACGAATGGCAAACGGACCAACTTTCGGCCGCAACCACAAATAATGCCCTCATAGAAGGGGCTGATGCTTCTTCAGCTACTCTCAGCCCAACTAGCCGTATTGGTAACTACACACAGATCGTTGGTAAGACTGTGCAAGTTTCTGGTACTTTGGAAGCTGTAGACAAAGCTGGCCGTAAGTCTGAAAAGGCTTATCAGTTGGCTAAAGCATCTGCTGAAATCAAGCGTGACATTGAGGCAATCATTACTGCCAACCAAGGTCAAGATGCTGGTTCAAGCGGTTCTGGTGCTCGCAAAATGGGTTCGCTCTTGTCTTACATCAAGACAAACACGAACAAAGGCTCAGGTACGACTGCTGGTGGTGATCCAACCACCATTGGTGTTTCGACTCGTACTGATGGCACAACCCGTACTTTCACCGAGACTTTCTTGAAAGATGTTGTTGCTAAAGTGTTTACCTCAGGTGGTACACCTTCAGCTTTGTTTGTTAGCCCAGCGCTCAAGCAAGTTGTTGCAGGCTTTACTGGTTTGGCAGCACAGCGTTATCAAGTGCCTACCAACGGTCAAGCAACCATCCTAGCTGGCGCTGATCTGTATCAGTCCGACTTTGGTGTATTGCAGATCGTTCCTAACCGTTTCATGCGTACCCGTGATGCTCTCGTACTCGATCCTGAGTATGCAGCATTGGCTTATCTGCGCCCATTCCAAACTATCGAACTGGCTAAAGCTGGCGATAGCGAAAAGACACAGATCTTGGCTGAATTGACCCTTGAAGTTCGCAACGAAGCTGCACACGGTGGTATTTTCGATCTGTCTTGATAGATCGGTAATTAGTAAGTAGAATGGGGGGTGGGTAACTGCCCCTCATTTTATGATTACATACATTCAAGGTGGTTTAGGCAATCAGATGTTCCAGTATGCTGCTGGGCTGGCTGTATCCAAACGACTACAAGAGCCGTTGTTTCTAAACAACAGTTTCTACGAAGTAAACAAAAGTAGACAATACGAACTAGGGGTTTTCCCTATATCCGCTACTGTTTCAAACGAACAGGGAAAGCTGATAGAGGAAAAAGGCTTTAGACACCAAGACATTACCGAATCAGGAATGATGGTAGGTTATTGGCAGTCGGAGAAGTATTTTGCTGACATTGCCGACCAAGTAAGAAAAGAGTTTTGCCTACCAAAAGCGTCAATAGACGATGACATGGTAGCAGTAACAGTAAGGCGTGGGGATTACCTCAGCCTGCCTGATGTGTTTCATAACCTTGGCGAGAGTTATTACCGAGATGCGCTGGAGATATTCCCAGGCTATACGGTAGTCGTGTTTTCAGATGACCCAGCCTGGTGTATAGAGAATTTAGACTGGGCAGATTATGTAATGCCATGCAATACAGCCATAACCGATTTATCTCTACTTTCCTCCTTTAAAAACCATATAATAGCTAATAGCTCTTTTGGTTGGTGGGGAGCTTGGCTTGCCAATGGTAATACTGTAGTTAGTCCTAGAGATTGGTTTACCAATGGCTTAGATACTACCGACCTAATACCTGATAGGTGGATTAGGATTTGAAAAAGATAATTGATGTAGAGAATGGCGTTACTCGCATAGCCCACGATG